ACAGAGTTATCTTTAAAAGAAAAATACAATGTTTTATTTGAACCCAATGAAGGACCACAAACAAACTTTTTAGCGTCATCAGATCGTGAAGTATTATATGGTGGTGCGGCAGGAGGAGGAAAGAGCTACGCAATGTTGGCTGATCCTCTTAGGTATTTAAATCACCCACAATTTTCTGGTCTACTTTTACGTAGAACTACAGAAGAATTAAGAGAGTTGGTTTGGAAATCACAAGAGCTTTATCCAAAAATAATTTCTGGCGCAAAATGGTCGGAAAGAAAAATGCAGTGGACTTCCCCTTCAGGCGGTAGATTGTGGCTGTCATATCTAGATAGAGATGATGATGTACTCCGTTACCAAGGGTTATCTTTTTGCTGGATAGGTTTTGATGAACTTACGCAATGGCCCACACCATTTGCGTGGGATTATTTAAGATCAAGATTGAGGTCTACTGCGCCTGATCTTCCAGTGTATATGAGAGCTACTACAAATCCCGGTGGTGCAGGACATGTTTGGGTAAAAAAGTATTTTATAGATCCTTCAACTCCCGGCTCATCTTTTTGGGCTACAGATGAAAATGGAAAAACTTTGGTATATCCTAAAAATCATAGTAAAGAAGGTGAGCCATTATTTAGCAGGAAATTTATTCCTGCAAAACTGTTTGATAATCCTTATCTATCAACAAGTGGGGATTATGAAACAATGTTGTTATCGTTACCAGAAAATCAAAGAAAAAGATTACTGGACGGTAATTGGGATGTAGCAGAAGGTGCTGCATTTCCTGAATTTGATAGGACAGTACATGTTGTTGAACCATTTGATATACCAAAGAATTGGCCCAAGTTTAGAGCCTGTGATTATGGCTATGGTTCTTACAGTGCTGTTTTATGGTTTGCAGTGGCTCCAGATGGTCAGCTAGTTGTATACAGAGAATTGTATGTATCAAAAGTGTTAGCAAAAGATTTAGCTAATAAAGTATTGCATTTAGAGGAAAATGATGGTACAATTCTTTATGGTGTTTTAGATAGTTCTTGTTGGCACAAACGAGGAGATACAGGACCAAGTTTAGCAGAACAAATGATTTTAACTGGATGTCGTTGGAGGCCAAGTGATAGAAGTGCTGGAAGTAGAATAGCAGGAAAGAATGAGATACACCGTCGATTGCAAATGCAGGAATCATATGATGATGATGGTCAAATTCCCGGCATGACGGTATTTTATACTTGTAGAAATCTTATTTCTCAACTTCCTTCAATTCCTCTTGATAAAAAGAATAGTGAAGATGTAGATACAAAAGCAGAAGATCATTTATACGATGCTTTAAGATACGGCGTAATGAGTAGGCCAAGAAGAGGCATATTTGATTTTACGATTGAAAAAATGTCAGATAAATATATTCCATCTGATGCAACCTTTGGATATTAAAATATGGTAGATAAAAACTTTGAAGAAGAAGATACTTTAGTTTTAGATGACAAAACTAATGATGATGAATTGTCAGGTATAATAGCTTTTATTCAAGACAATTTTAAAAGATCAAAAGATTGGAGAAGATTTGATGAAGAGAGATGGTTGCAATCTTATCGTAACTATCGTGGTATTTATAGTCCTGATGTACAGTTTACAGAATCAGAGCGATCTCGTGTATTTATTAAGGTAACAAAAACAAAAGTTCTTGCAGCCTATGGTCAAATTACAGATGTATTATTTGCAAGACAAAAATTTCCTTTAAGTATAGAACCTACAACTTTACCTGAAGGAGTTACGGAGTCTGTTCATTTTGATCCTAATGACAAAACAGAAGAAGCTGTTGCAGAAGAAGAACAAGCTCCAACAAGTCCGTATGGATTTCCGGGAGATGGAGAAGATTTAGAACCCGGAGATACTGCTGAAAGTTTATCTGAACGTAAACTAAAACTTGGTCCTTTGGAAGACAAACTTTCAGACATTGAGGGGCTAAAAGAAGGAGAAGGACTTACACCTTCTGCAGTAACATTTCATCCTGCAACAGTAGCAGCTAAAAAGATGGAAAAGAAAATAATGGATCAATTAGAAGAATCAGGTGCAAGTAAGCATTTACGATCTGCTTCTTTTGAGTGTGCTTTATTTGGTACAGGAATTATTAAGGGTCCATTTGCCGTTAATAAAGAATATGCTAATTGGGAAGAAGATGGAGAGTATAATCCTACAATTAAAACTGTACCTAAAGTAAGTAGTGTATCTTGTTGGGATTTATATCCTGATCCAGATGCAAGTAACATGGATGAAGTTACATATGTAATTGAACGTCATAAGCTTTCTAAATCTAAATTACGTGCATTAAAAGATAGACCTCATTTTAGGGATGAAGCCATTGATAAATGTATTGAAATGGGAGAAGTATACTCAAGTGAATATTGGGAAGATGACTTAAAAGATTATTACTTAAATGATCATCCTGAACGGTATGAAGTTCTTGAATATTGGGGAACAATGGATACTGATATGGCAGAAGAATTTGGATTAGACTTACCTAAAGCATTTAAAAATGTAGATCAAATACAAGTTAATTGTTGGGTATGTAATAACTTTATTCTACGCCTTGTTGTAAATCCATTTAAACCTGCTCGTATTCCTTATTATGCTGTACCTTATGAACTTAATCCTTATAGCTTCTTTGGTATTGGCCTTGCTGAGAATATGGACGATACGCAAACTTTAATGAATGGATTTATGCGTATGGCAGTAGATAATGCTGTGCTTAGTGGAAATCTTCTTATTGAAGTAGATGAAACTAATCTTGTTCCGGGACAGGACTTGCAAGTATATCCCGGTAAAATATTTCGTAGACAAGGCGGTGCTCCGGGACAAGCTGTGTTTGGTACAAAGTTTCCAAATGTAAGTAACGAAAACATGCAGTTGTTTGACAAAGCTAGACAGCTTTCAGATGAAGCTACAGGACTTCCTAGTTTTTCACATGGACAGACAGGAGTAACAGGTACAGGAAGAACTGCTGCAGGAATGTCTATGCTTATGGGTGCTGCTGCAGGAAGCATTAAAACAGTCGTTAAAAACTTTGACGATTATCTATTACGTCCATTAGGAGAATCTTTCTATAGTTTTAATATGCAGTTTGATTTTGATCCTGACATTAAAGGAGATCTTGAAATTAAAGCTCGTGGAACTGAAAGTTTAATGGCTAATGAGGTAAGAAGTCAACGTCTATTACAATTCTTGCAAGTTGTAGGTAATCCTGCTCTTGCTCCTTTTGCTAAGTTTACCTCTATTATTCGTGAGATTGCAAATTCAATGGGTCTTGATCCTGACAAGGTTTGTAATACTCCTGAAGAAGCAATGAGACAGGCAAAAATACTACAACAACAACAAGCTGAACAACCTCTCGCTGAACAACAGCAACCTCAACAACAAGCTCCCGGCTTAAATCCTAATGATTTACAAGGCGGTGGTGGTGGCACTATTGGAGTTGGGGCTGCACCTACACCTATGGAGGGACAATTTAGTGGAACACAACAAGCTCCTCAACAAGCTCAAAACACTGGTCAACAACAAACGCCAGTGGGTCGCGTTCAATGATTATATTGATTGGATGATTATGCAACAACAAGCTACTTTAGAACAAACAGATAACTCTGTAATTTTTTGTAGAGCACAGGGATCAATTGCTACTTTACGTAAAATAAAACAATTAAAGGATGAAGTTAATTCACATGGCTAACAAAAATTCATTACTAAGTATTCCACCACCAGAAATGAAAGCACTAGAATCTTTAATTCCAGAAAAAAAGCCTAAGTGGTTGATACGTGCAATGGACCCTGCAACATCTACAACAAAAGCAAATGAAACTGTTAGAACTAAAAGTGGTTACTCAGAAGATTTGGGAGGAGAAGTTCTTGTTCCAACAATACGAATGGGAAAGAAAGGACTATATAAGCCAGATAATCCTTTTAAAGAAGCCATTGCTAAGAAAGATTATATACTTGTAAAAGGACCAAAGGGACCAGAAACAGCAGCTAGAGCTACAAATCTTTCTAGATATATTAGTGATGTTCTTATAACAAACGCTAGAAAGAATTTTCAAAGTGGGGGCTTAAACATGGCTAAAGCAAATGAGCAAATGAACATAATGGGATTTGAGCCTAAAGAACAAGAAATTGATCCTGTAAGTGGCAATGAAGTACCATTAGGCGGTACACCTGAAGGTGTAAGAGATGATATAGATGCAAAACTTAGTTCGGGAGAAATGGTAATTCCTGAGTATGCTGTAAACTATCATGGTGTAGAAACATACATAGACTCTATTCAAAAAGCACAAGAAGGTTACCAGCAAATGCAAGACATGGGATTAATGGGAAATCCTGATGAAGCAATAATGGATGAGAGTGAACCTTTACCTAAAATGCAGGATGAAGAAGATGTTCCTGAATATCAATTTGGTGGACTAGCTTCAACCCCTATTCCACAACTTCCTCCTGAAACTCCTTCTTCAGTTCCTACTTTAACACCATCTAATATTTCTAATACTCCTTTAATTCAACCGTTAAGACCTACAAGTATACAAAGTACTCCTGTAATGTCTCAATATCCTAATGGTTATTTTATTGAGGTAGGAGCAGATCAATATAAATTTGTATCTCCTCCGGGAGCAGAAAAACAGTATACAGATATATACACAAGAGCACAAGTAGGTAATTCTATTATTGCTCCTGTAGGAACTACTCCTGAATCTGTATACGGACCAAGTTTTCAAACATATGGTCCTAATTATACATATAGTCCTACTCAACAAAAAACAAGTCTTTTAACTGCAGGAGAATATAAAGTTATTCCTTATGTAAATTCTTCTGGTAATATTTTTTATGCAACTAGCATAGGTGGGCAAATACAGGGAAGTATTCCTTCTGGATATTTTCCAGCTACAGATCAACAAGTAGATATATCAAAACAACTTCAAACAATAACTCCAAAAGAAGTACCTGTTGGTGGGCCTCCAAGTGGTGTTACAGGAAGTGGAGGTGGTGGTGGAGTTTCAGTAAGTGGTCCTCCTTCTGTATCAACTCCTACTCCTTCTGCACAAGCAGTAGCTACTGGTGCTGAAATTAGTGGTTCTAAAGCTCCTAGTGTAATGTCTCCAGTTCCTACTCCTACAACAGCAGATATAATATCTAGTACACAACCTCCATCATTTGCACAAACTGTTGCAGGATTAGCTACAGATACTCCCGATGCTCCTGCAATTAATTTAGGAAAAGTAGAGGGCATTGGAGAACTTAGTGTTTCTGCAACGGATATATCTGATTTTGGACTAGAAGCAGCAGCAAATATAGTACCATCTGTTCTTGGTTTAAAAAGTGGGTTTTTGGGACCAATAGGGGTAGGAATAAAAGTTGCAAATGCTATAGCTAATCATGCTAGTCAACCCCAAACGGCAGTAGATCAAGCTGTTATGGGTATTCCGGGTACTGGATTTGATCCTATAACTGGAATATCTATTCATGCTGTAAGTACACTTTTTGGTATGCCTGTTCTAGCAGCTTATAATATGAATAATCCTACTGATGCTCTGTCCCCCACTGAAGGTTTTACTCAAATGGCTATTGCTCGTAAGGCAGATTTAACAGGTCTTAAATCTACAGATAACATAGCAGACTTATACTTTAGTATAAATAAAAAAACAGGAAATTGGTCATACTCAGGACCAGTAGGTATAAGCACAGAAAATGGAAGCTTTAATAGTGATGGTTCATTTACAGATAATAATGGTAATGTATCTGCTACAGGATATAAATCAGATTTTCAGAGTTTGAGTTATCAAGATCAAGCTACTATATCATTTAAGCGAAGTAAGCATCCTCTTTCATTTCTTATAGGCGTAGAGCAAAGTTATATGACACCAAAGGCCATTGCTCTTCAAAATAAAATGAACTCTTTACTTCCTGATATTCAAAAAGATTTGCCCAATTTAAGTGAGGAGCAACAAAACGACATTGCAGTCGTAAGAGCAATATCTACAGAGCCTAATATTGATCCTTCTGTAGCAGGTAAGATTGGTAAGAAAGGAATGACTTCTGTACATGGAATGGCAACTGAACAAGGAGCAAAAGCACTTTCTGAAGGACAATTAGCTCAACAGCAGAAGTCTTTATCTGAAGGTTTTAAAGGTATGAAAGATGCACAAGCAGAAGCACAAGCACAAGCACAAGCACAAGCACAAGCACAAGCAGAAGCAGAAGCAGAGGCACAAACAGCATTAAACGTA